TGGTGACTTCGCAGCCACCAGCCATAAAACGTGAATTAAAATATTTTAAAATCTTGAATACTGCAAAGTTAATCATTTTCGTGGAGACACGCAAATGAAAAAGCCCCCGATGCGTCACGCACCGAGGACTCAACGAGTTCTTTTAATCATGAAACGATGCGAAGTCAGAACTTGCATCGGTCATGGATGCCGCATGGTCTGGCGGCGGTGTTGAATTGATTAAACAGTGACCATTTCAATATCTTTGGCAGAGTCCGAACTCATTTGCCTATTGCTTTACGTTCTCGTTATCCAAATCTTTCTTATTTGGAATAGTTCTCAGATAAAATATGGCACTGATAGTAGCGGAGAGTGTAGCAATTACACCAGCAAGCCAATCATGACCATTAATGCCGAGATAGACAGCAGCAGCAAGAAAAATAGCAACAAGAACCACAGCAAAAATCTGGCCGCACATACTCTCACGAATGTCAGCTTTGATTATACTCTCCTCTGATTTAATGCGGTGCATCTGTTGTTTCTCAGCCATTGTGAGGATGCGTTCCGGCGCATCCGGCATAACCTCTTTATAAGCCTTGAAGTCGGCAGGATGCGGCAACGGTCCACTGAACGACTGGCGCATCTCTACCATAGCGCCGATAATGACATTGCGCTTTTCCGGGTCAATGGAGTCAAGAACTTGCTCAACATTTGGCTTTGTGACCGTTTTCTTGCTCTTATCGTTTGCCATAACTTTGCATTGCATTTCTTAAATCATTGCCAACAGCCCACCAATCCTGGCGCATATCATCAACATTATTACCGTTGAGATATCCTCGCAAGCTTTTACGCTGGTGTACTCTAAACAAAGAAGTAAAGCCAGAGACAAATGTTGGACGTTCCTTCAGCAGTGAAGAGAACGAGCCTTTTATATTATAATTAATATTTCTCATATGTAATATTGTTAATGCTTTTGCAAAGTAAGCGAAAAAAAACGAGATTTGCCTCAATATATATATAAAATTGTTCTACATTATATGAAAAATCGTTACATTGAATATATAAAAACATCACATAACCATGATAAAAGCACCTCAAAAAGCCTCTTTATGGTGGCTTTTTACCTCTGAAGGGACCCC